CCGACCAGAAGAACGGTTCAGAAATTCTCATCTCGCTCACCATCGGAAAAGAGCAAAAAATCATCGGAGTTTAAGCCCTTGGATCTTCCGCAGATTATCGAAACGCCAGACTTTCAGGCAGAGTTCAAAGATGCTCTCAAACGCTTTACTGAATCCTATCGCAAAATCGTCCCGGACTTTTCGGAACCGACCGCCGCTGATCCCATCTATCACATACTTATTGAACTTACGCTCAACAAGGTGATCGGAACTGAGAAGATCAACAGCGCAGCCTACGCGCAGCTCGTCAAACTCTCGAACGAAATTGACTTTATCTTCAAAGGCAAAATCCGTCCTGGCGAGAGTTATGAAGCCTACCGCGACCGCATGCGTGGGACAAAGGACCAGGCTTCCACTGCCGGCACCCCTGCCATGTATAAGGCCCTGACTTTCCTTTACGGTGAAGCATCCCTTACGGCCGCAGGCGTGACGCGAACGGCCTCAGTCATGGACGCTTACGTGCAGGCCGCGAACGGTGAACTTTTGATCTCGGTGCTCATCAACTCAGATGCCGCTGATCTCAAAGCTGCCGTTGTGAATGCACTGACCGATGCATTTAAAAAGGAAACCGTCAAACCCGCTCTTGATTCGGTGACATTTATCGAAGCTCGGGCCGTACCGTTTTCCATAAATGCCGTGATCTCGCTACAGCCTGGCTACACAAAGAGCTATCAGGCACGCATCGAGGAAAACTTCAGAAAGTCATTTGAAGCCCAGAAAAAGCTTGGATGGGCGCCAACGATGAGCTGGATTGTGCGTGAACTCCACCAGCCCGGTGTCCGCTCTGTCATCCTCCAGTCTCCCGCCACGAACATTCCGGTTCAGGCCGATCGCTACGCAACCATCGCGCGGCTCGATCTCACGGTCGAGGAAAGCGCATGATCGAGACTCATATCCGGCAATACTACCCCGACTATGATACAGCCCCGATCGTTTCGATCAGGCTATCCCAGGACCCCGCCATCCGCGATGCGATCCTCTGGGAGTATGGGCTTGATCCGCTGCTTCCTTTCGCCATTGACCCGGCACGCATCAACGATGAGATCACGGACTTCATTCGCCTTCGGGGCACAGTTGCTTCAATTCGCCTCGCTCTTCGCTGGGTTGGCTTTCCCGATGCCCGCTTTATCCGCCTCAGCTCTTCCACTTACGAAGTGGACGCCGGCCGAAAACCAACCGAACGGGAAATCCTCGCAATTCGCGCGGCTCTTTCAGTCTCAGTGCAGGCCCGCGGAACACTTAAACGCATTTTTAACAAGGACTTTGAAATCAAGTATGGCTGATGGATACGTACATGGAATTGTCATCAAGGAAGGCTCGGGCGAGGTTCGCACCATAAGATCGCCAAGTCCTTCCGTCGTTGGACTCGTCGGAACTGCAGTGGCCGCAGGCACGACCCTTAAAGTAGGCGTCCCTGAGGTCTTCTTCAAGGAAAACACTGCTCTAGAAGCTGTCTATCCTTCGGGTTCCACCGGGCCAAAGGGAACTCTCTATCAGGCGCTCCGCGGAGTCTATGAGCAAACCGATGCAACGGTCGTGGTGATTCGCGCCCAGTCAGGCTCCGACGCCGATATCATGGCGGCCATTGAAAAGCTCGAAGATGCCGAGGCTTTGACGGGCTTTAAACCCAAGATCCTTGCCGCGCCTGGCTTTGGCTATGCCTTCCCCGCCGAAGTTCAATCAGTATCACTGCCCTTGACGACACCAGTGAACAACAAAAAAGCGAATGCCACCCTGGAGGTGATCAATGGCTGAAGAAGTGGCGAACCCCATCGCCGTAAAACTTAAATCCATGGGCAAACGCCTCGGTGCAATCGTTTGCCTTGATGGCCCGGATGACTATGCTGAAGCGGAAAAATTCCGAAAGCTCAACGGCGATGAACGCATCTACATGACATCGCCCCGCCTTAAGGTTTCGGAAGACAATAAAATCGTGAACGTCCCATCGAGCGCCACAGCTGCCGGCATCTTTGCGCTCATCGACTTCTGGCGATCGCCTTCCAATCAGGAGGTCCAGGGGGCACTTGGTACTTCCGTGCCAATCTCATTTGCTCTTGATGATCCACAGTCGATGGGTCAGCGGCTCAACGCCATTCAAGTGGCCACCTTCGTCCGGCAGGATGGGCTGAGGCTTTGGGGGGCTCGCGGCACAGGCGATCAAACCAACCTTGCGACCAATCAGATTCAAAAGGTTCGCATCCGCGATGCGATACGGGAAGCGATCATTGCATCCCACCGCTGGGCGGTTGCGGCCGGAATCACGAACAACCTTTTCTCGGCCGTCGCATCGAGCGTGAATGCCTATCTCGATGAACTTACCCGACTTGGAGCGATTGCTGGCGGCAAATGCATCCCGGATGGCGACTTTAACACGCCAGGGAACCTCAGTGACGGCAAGGCGTTCTGGACCTATGAGGTCACCCCCACTCCGGTCGTTGAAACCATGACCTTCACCGAAGTCCTCACTCAAAAATACCTGGCTGGAATAGGAGCGGCCTAAGCTGATGACAAACTCGATCCGTCTGATTTTTCTTTCCGTAGCCCTTTTCCTGACTTTCGGCATCTTCGCGCAGGCCACCACCCCACCCTTCTCGGACAATGAGCAGCCGATTTTTTCCAACACCTACCTGATCGACAACGTATCGAACAACTCGGTCGGAGGCGACCTCACGCTGCGCATCAACAAAAAAGCTCCCTTCGATTGCAAGACAAAGGAGGACTGCCCGGCTTCGGTGATCATCTCCAATGCAAACGGCAATGTGAACATGCCGGTCGATGTCAACGTCCGCTCGCTCTATGTCGGCAAAGCCCTGACGATTGATTCGACCGGCCGCTGGGTTGGACCGAGCAGTGGACTGCGCGGTGATAAGGGCGATACAGGTCCGCAAGGTCCCATGGGCCTTCAAGGCCCAAAGGGCGATGCCGGCCCCATCGGTCCGGCTGGACCACAGGGTCTGAAGGGCGATACCGGAGCCACCGGAGCAACTGGACCACAAGGCCCCCAGGGATTCAAAGGCGACACTGGTGCCACAGGTCCTGCTGGTCCTCAAGGACTCAAAGGCGACACTGGTGCCACAGGTCCTGCTGGTCCTCAAGGTCCAAAAGGCGACATCGGCCCGGCTGGACCTCAAGGCATTCAAGGCTTCAAGGGAGACACAGGTGCGATGGGACCTCCTGGACCACAAGGCCTCAAGGGTGATACCGGCCCGGCAGGAGCTCAAGGCATCAAAGGTGACAAGGGCGATCCTGGTGATGGCTGCTGGTATGACGATCAGTCGCAACGAATCAACTGCGCAGGCGGCACCTGGATTCCCCTTTCCTCAATCAAAGGACCGCAAGGTGATCGCGGGGCGAGCGGACCCACAGGACCCACGGGCGCAACCGGCCCCATGGGACCGACCGGACCAGCAGGGGCCACAGGACCCGCTGGCCCAACCGGACCTCAAGGACCTGCGGGCTTTCGTGAGTGCCGCACGGTAACTGCAGATGTTGGTCCTGATTCAGCTGGTGGAACCAACCCCCAGACGCTCTTTATCTTCGCCGACTGCAACACAGTTGCAAAGCCATCCATTCTCACGGGCGGAAGCTGCTTTGCATCAAGCGGAAGGCCACTGCTGATGAACATGCCGACCATTGACATTACCCCGAATCCCGGCACCGGAAAACCACTGTTCAATCGCTGGCAATGTCGCGGCGAGAGTACCAATAACACCACAGGAAGGCTCACCGCGACTGCCATCTGCTGCAGCAACTGATCCGACCTCTTAATCCTCCACGCGGCTGGCTTCCATCAGCCCACCTTCATGCCAGCCGCCTTTTTTCTTCCCTGGAATCAAAAGATGAAATATCCAAAGCACCTGAAAAACTTCAACGTGACGTTCGGCGTGTCGGAATTTTCCGGCGTCTGCGAAGAGATCACCCTTCCCAAGATCAAATACAAAACCGAGGAATGGCGCGGAGCAGGCATGGACGCTCCCATCGAGATTCCGGTTGGACTTGAAAAGCTTGAATGCACCATGAAATTCGGTGAGCAAACCATCGAAGGTTACGTGTCTGCAGGCGTTGTTCTTTCGGGATTTGTCACCGTGACCATCTTTGGCCATATCGCAGCCATCGATGGAAAAACCGATAACCTCACCTGCATCCTGCGTGGCTGGATCAAAACGGTCGACCCTGGAACCTTCAAGGCTGGCGATCCCAAATCCGCAACCCAGACCCTTGAGATGTCGGTTATCAGCTGGATCATGACCCGCGGCGTCGTTCCTCTTGTGACGATCGATGTCATGCGTGGCATCACAATGCACGGGCCACTCGACCAGCATGAAGCTGCCCGCAAAGGCCTCAAACTCACCTAATCCACAGCATGAGATATCGATGGATCTTCCACTGATCGAAGCCCTGCACTTCAAGGGCAAAAAATACGACTCCGTCACACTCTCCGATTACTTCAAAACCCGCCACAAGATGGCTCTTGCAAATAGTGTCAGCAAATCCGATAGCGAGCAGCACGAAGCCCTGGTCATGTCTTTCTGCGAAAACCTTCCAGCTGAATCCTTCGGCGATATCTCGGCCGACGACATGGACGTGATTGCAGCGCACGTCAATGAAGTCATGGAAAAGTACGCCGCGCGCCATGGCCTCATGGGAGAGGTAAGCGCTGGAAAAAAGCCGGGGAAAGCCCACAGCGGGAACCGGCAAAAACGCTGATGCGAAGCATCGCCATCATGCGCGAACGCTACGGATTCACAGCCACCGAATGCCTGGAGATGGCTTACGAGGAATTCGACCGCTGGCTCTGTGCATTGATTGACGATGAGACGAAAGGCGGAGGCGAGGATGAAGAGGAAACCTGGGAAGCTGTAAATGACTGATAGACACGTCAGCGTAAAGATCAAAGCAGCGTTCGACACTGCCTTCAATGCAACATTCATGACGGCCGATGAGCGTGTCAAGGGACTTGAAAAAAGTCTCAAAGGACTCAAGGCCACGTCAGCCGATATCCAAAACTATAAGACCAGTCGGGAGTCGGTGCAAAAGCTGACGGCCGATATTGCCTCTCAATCGGCTGAACTTCAAAAAGCAAAGGATGCAAGGGCGCTTGCAGCCGCGGCGGCCAAATCATTTGACGATGCCGAAAGGAAAGCCGCTGGGTCTGTCCAGCAAAGCCTTTCTGCATATAGGCTACGTCGTGAGGCTTATGCCAAGGAAAAGGAAGCCCAGGAAAAGCTCCTGAGCCCCTCCAAGGTTCAGAAGGAATATCTGCGCCAGCTCAAAAAAGAGCGGGACGAAGCCAAACGCGTTCACGAGTCAGCCACTGCTGAATTGAAAAAGGCCACAGCCGCCGCCCACGAGCACCGGAAGGCGGCCACCCTTGATGGCACCAGCGTGGAGATTTTGACCAGGAATGAAAAGAATCTGGCTTCCACTCTTAAAGCCACCGAGTCCCAGCTGAAAAAAAGCGAAGAGAACGCAAAGAAATATGCTGAGTCTTTAAAGAAGGCCGGGGTGAATGTGGATGATCTGGATCAGGCTGAAAAGAAGCTGAACCAGACCATGGCCCACCAGAATGCGGCCATCAAAAATCATGGCAGGGCCAGAACCTTCTCGGATCGCGCTGACGAGCTGCGCTCGGATGCAGCGCGCAATGCGATTATGGCGGTGGGGTTTGGATATCTTTTCACCAAACCCCTTTCGGACGCCATCGCTTTTGAAAAGCAGATGTCACGGGTCAAGGCCATGGCCGGGGCGACATCGGCTGAGTATAAGCTTTTGAAGGACGACGCAAGGCGACTTGGTGCTGAAACCGTTTACTCGGCCCTTCAGGTCGCAGAGGCCCAGAACGAACTGGCGACTGCAGGCTTTCGTACAAACGAGATCATCGAGACGATGCCTCACCTCCTCGCTCTTGCCAACAGCAGCATGACAAGCCTTGCGCGAACGGCGGAGATCACGGCGTCCGTCCTTCGGGGATTCAGCATCGATGTCAGCGAAATGGAGCGGGTCGGCGATACTCTGACGGCCGCCTACACCTCATCCGCATCCAGCCTTGAGTCCCTCGGCGAAATGCTCAAGTACGTGGCGTCCATCGCCACAGTCACCGGATCAAGTCTTGAAGAAGTACTCGGCGCTTCGTCGGTTCTGCATAACAACGCCATAACAGGCTCTATGGCCGGCACCACCATGCGGGCATTTCTTCTTCGCCTCTCCGATCCACCAAAGGCGACGCGGAAGGTCCTGGAGGACATGAACGTCAAGCTTCGTGATGGCGCGGGCAATATGCGTAACTGGCTTGATATCATCCACGATATGAATAAAGCCCTTCTTGGGACAGGCACGGCCCAGCAGGCTGCGGTCTGGAAGAAGGTTGCCGGCGAGGAAGCCGCGCCTGGTGTGGCGAAGATCGCGGAGGCTGAAAAGAGCGGAGCCCTTCAGCTGGAGATCAAAAAGTACCAGCTAGCACCAGCTTTCAATAAACTGGGCGATAATCTGATCAGCCTGCCTGACGGGAAACTTAAGGAACTCGCTGGCCGAATGGGCGTTCAGTTCAACCGGGCCATGTCAGGCGGCGGGATGATTCAAAGCCTTAGCGGATCACTGAAGGGCCTTAAGGGAGAAGCCTTCAACCAGCAGATGACGAAGATTATTTCGGGTATCGGCATGGCTCCTTCCCTTGCGGACGTGAAGACCGGGGAATTCGATGCGAAAACCCCAATAGCTCAAAAAGCTCTGAAGGATCTTCGCATCAAACCAACCAAGGCGCTTGGCGGCCAGAAATCGAATGAAGAGCTGACACGCGAGGTCAAGACCGCGCTTCAAACACTGCCTATAGAAGAGCAGATCAAATATATCGAGATTTTCTTTTCAAAAACCCGCCGAGGCATGCGTGAACTCCTGACGGAATTCTCAAAGAGCGGCAAGGATTCCGATCAGCTCGTTCAGGCCCTTGATGAAACCCAGAACATGAAGAAAACCCGCAAGGCTCTCAGCGAGAATGCGGCCAACGATCTGGAGCAGATCACGGGTGACTTCGGCGACATGATGGTGTCGCTCGGTGACGCATTCCTGCCGGTGCTCAAGGACATCACGGACACCGTCAAACCACTTACCGAATCCTTTGCGAAGTGGATCTCAAAGCATCGGGAAGTGGCCAAGTGGGTCATGATTACAGTTGGAGGCCTCGCACTTCTCAATGGCGTCCTTGCGGTGAGCAAGTTCGCATTGGGTGGCGTTGTCGAAGCGGTCGGCAGGACCTACAAAAGTTTCGGCAAGGACAAGCTTCTCGGCCGCGTTTCGCGTGGACTCTTGAGGGGTGCGAAGCGCGGCGGATCGGGACTCCTAAAAGGCGCCAAATTTCTCTCGAAGGCTGGTCTGGGTGGACTTTCAAAAGTCGCCCGGGCCGGCGCGAAGATCGGAATGAAGGGCATCAGCTTGGGTGGATCGCTTCTCCTCCAGGGTGCCCAGAAGTTGATTTCGATGGGTCCAGCGATTTCCAGTGCGATTGGTGTCGTCATTACTGGCATTCGCGCGGTCGGGGCTGCACTTCTCACAACGCCAATCGGCCTGACAATAACTGCCATTTCCGTCGCGCTCTTTCTCGTCTGGAAAAACTGGGGCGTGATCCAGCCCTGGCTCATCAAAAAATGGGAAGTCCTCAAGACCTACTTTTTCGACCTTCTCTCGCGGGTTACAGGGGCCGTAAAGCTTGCCTGGGACTGGATCAAAGAGCATATGAGCTGGCATCCGGTCGTCTACATTGCGAAGAACTGGGAAAAGTTGATCGGCATGTTTAAGACGGTCTACGAGAAGATCAAGCCGTACATCAGCAAGATCTTTCCAACGGACGACACCGACATCTCGATTACCGGCCCTGAAAAGCCTGGCTTTCTTTCCCGCATGGTGGACGCGGCCGACAAAGGCACGGACGATGCGAAGGAATTTTTTTCTGGGCTGTTTCAGTCGCCAGTGAAGGACATCAAATCCGATGTTCCAACTCTTCCCGGCGAAGCTCGTAGCGAAGCTGGATATACCCAGCGCAACGTGATCACCGTCAATGCAAAGATTCACGTTGATGCAGGCCCCAAAGCTCCCATCGAAGTTGCGCAAAAAATCAAATCGGAGATTCAGTCGGCGTTTCGCATGACGCCATCATTTGATCTCTTTGATGAACCCATGGTGAGCTGATGGCCGTTGATCCCATCCCGCTGACAAGAAAAGAAGTCCTGGCGCGGCTCGGTGATTTTTCGTTCGAGCTGCTCACCCTTGTGCCGGACAAGATGGATAGGGAGACGACCTATCGCTGGGTTCGTCAGGAGCCGATCAATGCTCCGCCGGTTTTCCAATACCTCGGCGCCAACCCCCGCGATGAAACCGCCACGGCGCATCAGGATATCTGGACGGTCGCAGGCGTTCTCTATCCCGAAGTGTCCGGCCGCATCGATCACCTTAAAAAGCTGCGTGACATTGCACTTTCAGGAAAGCCGCAGCGCTTTGTCTATGCGGACACTGTTCTCGGCCAGAACCTTGGCCTTTGCATCATTCATCGCATCAAGGAGTCCCGGACCATTTTTTACGGTGACGGGATTCCGCGCAAAATTGAATTCACTCTCGAACTGGAAAGATACAGTGCGCAATCGACCGCTTAATGACGGCGAGGAGCTGGACCGAATCTGTTGGGACGAATATGGCGAGCTGCCCGGCTCCGTGGAAGCTGTCCTCAGAGCAAACTGGGATCGCCTCGATCTGTTCGACAATCTCGGCCGTATAACTCCATTGGCTTTTCCTACCGCCATTTTTCTTCCCGATCTCGCCCGCCCCACCGACACAACCCAAAGCGTGAGAATTTTTGATTGATCCCGAACTTTCGTATCACCTCGGGCGGCAAGGACCTGACAAATGCCATCCGCAGTCGTCTCCTGAAACTCACCATCCGCGATGAAAAGAAGCTGAAGTCCGACTCAATGTCGATTGAACTGGCCGACGATCCGCCGATCGCACTGCCATCCGATAACCAGGTCTTCGAGGTCGCCATTGGATATAAAGACCTTCTGGTCAACGTCGGCAGTTTCGCAACCAGGCATATCGCGGTGTCCGGTCCGCCTCGCATCCTGAAAATCGAAGCATCGGCCCTGAATCAGGCGGCCGCCCTTAAGACCCGGCGGGAGCAGTCTTGGGAGTCGACCACGCTTGGCGATCTGGTGGCGGCCATTGCGCGGCGAAATGGTTTATTGCCAGCCGTGATCCCTGATCTCAAAGCAATTCCGATCGCCCACGAGAATCAGACAGAGTCCGACGCAGCGTTCCTTCAAAGGCTCGGGCGACGCTATGATTTTCTTCTCAAGGTGGCCAGCGGACGACTGATTGCAACCCCGCTCGATAAGAGCAGCAAGGCTTCTGGAGGAGGGCTTCCCAGGATCGAAATCTCAACCCCAATCCGCTACGAGTTTTCAGGTGATCAGACCAGGAAATATACTGGCGTAAGAGCCTACTGGTACGACTCACAGGCTGCAGCGAAGCGCTATGTTTTTTTCGGGCAGCAGGGCGTTGTCCTGGAGCTTGAGTTCAACCAAGTGTCTGAAGCCCAGGCGCGCAAGGTTGCCGAGGCGAAATTCCGTGAGGTGTCCCGGAAAGGCAAGACGCTCAGCTTTACTGTGCCCGGCAATCTGGATCTTGCGGCAGAAAGAAAATGTATGGTGAAAGGCATACGGCAGGGGATCGACGGAGAATGGATCATCAAGAGCGTCGAGCACACTATAGATGCGGGCGGTTTTCTGAGCAGTGTTGAGTGCTCGGTCAATGCATACGAAGAGGCCCAAGCTAGCAAAGATGAGAGCGATGAAAATGGGGGATAGGTTTCAGTGAATTTACGCTGCCTCGCCTGATTTTGATTTTCAGTGTTTCGATTCAGTCTATTTTTTAGGCAAACAGATCTGTCTGAACTTGCTGTATTTCAATCGGGGCAAGGCATTCAAGATATTCGTAACCATTTGAAAATTTGACGTTGCTTGCAGGACGAAATGGTATTTATAATCTTTATACAAATGGTATTTGTATTTACCTGTCGATAAGAAATTCAGGAGACTAAGGGGAAGAATATGGCTGTTGCGAGAACTGGCCCCAAAACAGTCGGGGTCAGCAACCAGAAAGGTGGAGTTGGCAAGACTGCCACGTCGGTTAACATTGCCGCCGCATTATCCACGTTAGGTTTTAAAGTATTGCTGGTTGATGGTGACTACCAAGGAAACAGCACAGACTATCTCGGGCTCAAAGCCCAGGCTGTACTAAACAAAATCACTTTGTTTGACGGCATACGTCTCGAAAAGCCAATTGAAGACTGCATTCTTCCGACCAAGTTTCCTAACCTATTTCTGATTGGCGCAAGCCAGTATATGTCCCAATGGGAAAAGCAAGGGTATAAATACCACAAAATCAAGACTTGGTTTTCGTCGAAATTCATTCAAGACTTCGACTATGTTATTTTTGACACCCGCCCTCAATTTGGAAGCCTGTTTGAAAACATTTTCGCCTATGTCGATTGGTATCTTATCCCGACTTTT